GTGTTCATGTCGCCACTTGCCCTTCTGCCTTTCACACGGTAGCGCAGGTTTCCGTCCCTACACCACCCATAACCCCGGTTGTCAATCTGCCATTTTAGCATCTCCCTCAAAATGCGGCAACGGTAGACGGAGTTATATATGGAGTGTTCCCACTCCAGGGCTTGCACACTCACGTGTGCATCAAACCTAAAAGCGTCCAACCCAATTCCGACAGGTCGGTTGAATGAACGCCATTTGCCACGGACGATCGAACCAATCTGCTCGACGTTATACCCCTTGATAACAGTGGGGCCGTCGGCAAAGATCTTCTTTATGGCATGGTAGACGCGATGCTCCAAAGGCTTGATATAGGTGCCCAGCTTGATGTTGTACACGGGCGTCCTAGGCTGAATGCACCTGGGAGTCTTATCAATAGGCACCTTCTCAAGCTTAACGAAGGTGTTTAGATAGCCGTGCTTGCGAGTCAATCCATTCTGCTCGAACTTAACCTTCGCCTTCTGGTATATTGTTTTCTTACGACCCCGATACATCTCGACAACTTGGTCGAGGGAAACCGGGGTGGAATGGCCCAATAGCTCCAGAAGTCTGGTCTTGAACGGGGATAACCTCGCTGTGTAGACGCCAGTTGTCACCGGCGGGGGTTCCACAAACTCCCCTTTCACTTTGCAATAATACATCCGCTCCAACAACGCGCACTCGAGAGTGGTGATATCCGCGTTGTTGACGCCCAAAGACAGGTTACCGCTCATCTCCGACACCGAGTAGAGGGTTCTGTCCTTCACTAGCGCCTGGGTTCGCCACACGCGCAAACCAGGATGAGTCAAAGTGGAACGATGACTCTTCCCTTGTGTGGCTACCAAGCGCCCTCAGCCACCCGCGGCGGAGCTGCCGCCCCGCTGCGTAAGTAGTGAGTACAATCCGAAAGGAACGCATGACTGAAACACTGACCCCTTGCCAGCGTAGCTGTATTTAGCCCGCATTGCATGGGTGGCATGGCTCATGTCAAAGACACGAGCGGCCACATCACTGTCGTCAGGCGTGTAGACTGCAACTATCACAAGGTTCACTATCTCCTTGGCATGTGCAGGTCTCACTCCTAGTTCCTTCATCCTACTGCTAGCTAGGTGCCTAATAACCAGGTCGTTGGCGCGGGTTCGCTCCGGAACTCCAAGCTTGAGTTTAATCTCAGCTGTTAGAGCTCCAACCATTCTTCCTCGCTGGTGTTTGTGCACCCTTCTATGCATTTGAACTTCACATTCTGTAACCTTGCGTGTAAAGGCATGAAGTCCGGTTGGGTCACGCGAAGGAAGAGATCTGTCCTCTTCCCCCGGCCCGGCAGGGCCGTTTGGCTCCGTTGAGCGCTCCAGCGTTTTACCACTGGCCGGTTCTTCTGAACCCACTTCCCGTTTTGCTTCGAACAAATCAACCAAGTGTTGTACGCCCGCAATGAGCGCAGTGTCATCAACACCAGGAACGGGGGTTAGCCGCAGCTCGCTAATTAGCTGGCTGTAGCCCTCCGGTGCCTCATCAGGCTCCGGTACCGCTTTACCATCAGCGGCGAGATCAGTCTCACTCTCCAAAATGACCTTTGGTGAGGTGGCACCAGCAGCATCACTTGCTTGTTCAACCATAGGTTGTCCACCAGCAAGTGGCGTTG